CTGCGATTCTCTGTGATCTGCTTTCTGAAGATCNGTTTTGCAGGGTGAGGGAGCACCACAACCGTTCGTCCTCCGCCAGAAGCTGGAGGACTTCGCGGGTTACAGGACGTGGGCGACGCACATCAAACCGCGCAAGTCCAATACCCGCCGCGCGCGGCGAAGGTGTCGGCAAGCGCGGTGCCGGAAGACGCACGGGCGAGGCTATGCTCGAGGAGGCTCGGGCGTTGTGCAGAAAGCCGCTGGGCTGATGCTCGAGAACTAGCGCAATAAGGGGTAAGCCCAATCCCTTACCCTCCGCGCCACTGCCCCCGCTGCGTGCGCGCGTCAGCATGGTCGCAACACGCTGACCACCGCGCAGGAGCTACCATGCCGCCCGACTATCATCACGGCGTTCGCGTCATCGAGATCAACCAGGGCACCCGCCCGATCCGGACCGTCGCGACCGCGGTCATTGGCCTGGTCGCCACGGCGCCAGAGGCGGCCGCAGGGGTCGCGGCCGATGCCGAGATCACCTTCGCCGCGGCGAACACCGGGATCCTCTACACCGCCGCCGATGTCGGTACCGACGGCAACCAGATCCGCATCCGCTACACGGATCCGGGCACGGCCGACGCGGTCCTCGCGGTCACGGTCAGCGGCAACGACATCACCGTCGCCCTCGCGACCGACGCCCAGGCCGAGATCACCAGCACCGCCACCGACGTCATGGACGCGGTCAACGCCGAGGCCGACGCAATGGCCCTGGTCACCGCCACGCTGGCCGAGGGCTCGAGCGGCGCCGGCACCGTACGCGCGGTCGGCTACACCGCGCTGACGGGCGGCGAGGACGAGCCCTTCCCGCTCAACACCCCGGTGCTGGTCACCGACGTCTACGCCGCGATCGGCGACGCCGGCGACGAGGGCACTCTGCCGCGCGCACTCGACGCGATCGCCGACCAGGCCACGCCGCCTGCCGTCATCGTCCGAGTCGAGGAAGGCCAGGACGCGGAGACCACCACGGGCAACGTCATCGGCACCGTTGAGGCCGACGGCAAGAAGACCGGCATGAAGGCGCTGCTCACGGCCGAGACCAAGTTCGGCGTGAAGCCGCGCATCCTCGGCTGCCCCGAGCTGGACACGAAGAACGTCGCCGTCGAGCTGGCGGGCATTGCCCAGCAGCTGCGCGCATTCGCCTACGTCTACGCCGCCGGCGCGGCCACGAAGGAAGACGCGGCCACCTACCGCGAGAACTTCGGCCAGCGCGAGCTGATGGTGATCTGGCCCGAGTTCGTCGCCTTCGACGTCAACGCCAACACCACGCGCACCGCGCCGGCCGTCGCCCGGGCGCTCGGCATGCGGGCCAAGATCGACCAGCAGACCGGCTGGCACAAGACCATCTCCAACATCCCGGTGAACGGCGTCAGCGGCATCAGCAAGGACCTGTTCTGGGACCTGCAGGATCCCAACACCGACGCCGGCTACCTCAACGCGAACGAGGTCACCACGCTCATCAACCAGGGCGGCTTCCGCTTCTGGGGCTCGCGCACCTGCAGCATCGATCCGCTGTTCGCCTTCGAGAACTACACCCGGACCGCGCAGGTGCTCGCCGACACGATCGCCGAGGCCCACATGTGGGCCGTCGACAAGCCCCTGCACGCCTCGCTGGCGCGCGACATCATCGAGGGCATCAACGCCAAGTTCCGCGAGCTGAAGAACCTCGGCTACATCATCGACGCGACCGCTTGGTACAACGAAGAGGTGAACAGCAAGGAGACGCTCAAGAGCGGCAAGCTGTACATCGACTACGACTACACCCCGGTGCCGCCGCTGGAGAACCTGCTCTTCCAGCAGCGCATCACCGACCGCTACCTGGTCAACTTCGCTGAACGCGTCGCCGCGTAGGAGGAACGATGGCTCTCCCCAAGAAGCTCAAGCACTTCAATCTGTTCGGCGACGGCAACAACTGGCAGGGCCAGATCGCCTCGCTGACGCTGCCGACCCTCGCCCGGAACATGGAGGAGTACCGCGGCGCCGGCATGGATGCGCCGGTCGATATCGATCAGGGCATGGAGAAGCTCACGTTCGAGTGGACCACCGGCGGCCTGATCGAGGCGGTCTTCGACGGCTTCGGCGTCAGTCAGGTCAACGGCCGGATGCTGCGATTCGTCGGCTCCTACGTGGGCGACGACACCGGCTCCGTCTCGTCGGTCGAGGTCGTCGTCCGCGGCCGCCATCAGCAGATCGAGATGGGCGACGCCGAACCCGGCTCGGACAACCAGCACAGCATCACGACCACCTGCAGCTACTACAAGCTGGTGATCGACGGCGAGACCGTCATCGAGATCGACGTGCCCGGCTTCGTCTTCGTCGTCCGCGGCGAAGACCGCATGGCGGAGATCCGCAACTCGCTCGGCATCTGAGCCGAGCCGCACCGCACCTCGAGGGAGAACTGAGCGATGAGCAATACCCCCAGCGACGGCGAGAACACCGCCGCGAAGTCCACGGCCCCGGCCACCGCGGCCGCACCCGTGACCGAAGAGATCACGCTGGAGAATCCGATCCAGCGCGGCGGCACCGAGATCGCCACCCTCACCGTGCGCAAGCCCACCTCGGGCGAGCTGCGTGGCGTCTCGCTGGCGGAACTGCTGCAGATGGGGGTCGACCCGCTCACTACGGTGCTGCCGCGCATCAGCCAGCCGAGCCTCACGGCCCAGGAGGTCGCCCAGATGGACCCGGCCGACCTGGTGCAGGTCGGGGGCGCGGTGACCAATTTTTTGCTGCCGAGGTCCGCGAAGGGCGAGACCTGAGCCTGCCCGACCGCGTCGAGGAACCGATGGCGGATCTAGCCCTCGTGTTCCACTGGCGCCCGGCGGACATGGCCGACATGTCGGTGACCGAACTGACGAGCTGGCGCGAGCGCGCCCGCCGTCGCCAACCGGATCCCGGCCGGCAGCGTAAGTAGAGACCCCCCCTGGAGTAGCCGGTGGCCCGAAACCTCGATCTCAGCGTCATCCTCAAGGGCGTCGACAAGGTCACCGGCCCGCTCAAGAACGTCACCCAGGGCTCGACCAAGACGGCCAAGGCGATCAAGGCCAGCAAGGACGAGCTGTCCGGGCTCAACTCGGCCCAGCGCAACCTCAAGTCCTTCAGCAATCTCCGCGAGAAGTCCTCCGAGGCCAGCCAAGCGCTGAGCGAGCAGCAGGAGCGCGTGGCCGAGCTCACGCGCGCCATCGAGCAGTCCGACAAACCCAGCAAGCGGATGAACGAGCGCCGCGACGCGGCGATCCGAAAAGCCCAGCGGCTGAAACGTAAGGTCAACGAACACACCGAGGCACTGGAGAAGTCGCGCCGCGAGATGCGCTCCAGCGACCGGATCACGCGCGGCCTGGTCAATCAGATGACCCGGGGTGGTGATACCGCTCACGCAATGGCGCGTGCCGAGAAGCAGCTACAGCGCCAGATGGACCGCACCAACAAGACCATCGAGCGCCAGCAGGATCGTCTGAAGCGCCTCGGCAAGCTCAAGCAGAAGTCCATCTCGGCGCGGATCAGCGGCGGCAACTTCGCGCAGTCGGCCGGCGCGGCCGGGCGACGAGCGGGGCTCGCCGGCAGTATGGTCGGCGGCGCCATCGCCTTCGGTGGGCACAGCTTCGCGAAACGGACCGAGAACACCCGCCAGTGGGCCGCGCGCCTCGGCGTCGCCGCCGACGAGCTCTCGCGGCTGCAGTACGCCGGGCAGCAATACGGCGTCCAGCAGCAGGCCATGATCGACGGCCTCAAGGAACTCTCGCTGCGCGCCGACGAGTTCGCGACCACCGGCAAGGGCCAATCCGCTGGCGCCTTCGAGCGGCTCGGGTTCTCCCAGAGGGCGATCGACGACGCCAAGGCGAACACCTCCGAGCTGTTCAACACGGTGATGAGCAGACTGCGCCAGGTGAAGGACGTCGCCGCGCGCCAGCGCATCGTGGACGAGATCTTCGGCGGCACGGCCGGCGAGCAGCTCACCGAGATGGCGACGGCCACGCGCAAGGAAATCCTCCGCCTCAAGCGCGAGGCCGACGCGATGGGCGTCACGCTGTCCAAGGAGGACATCAAGGCCGCGCGCGAATACACCGAGTCACTGTACGGTGCTCAGGGCGCGCTGCGCGGCGTGCACCACACCCTCGGGCGCGTGCTGGCCCCCGTGCTCACCGACGTCCTCGAGTCGCTGAAGGCGTGGATCGCGGACAACCGCGATGCCGTGCGCGAGTTCGCCAAGGAACTCGGCGGCAATCTGAAGGCGGCGGTACCGGTGCTCGTGAAACTCGCCAGCGGCGCGGCCGCGTTCGCGGGCACGCTCGCCACCGCGACGCTGTGGGCGGCCCGGCTGGTCGGCGGCATGGACAACCTGGCGATGATCGCGGGCACGCTCTTCGCCGGAAAGACCCTGCTATCGGCATTAGCGTTCCTGAAGACGCTCTGGGGGTTGGGCTCGGCCGCACTGGCCTTCGTCACCGCGTCCGGCAGCATCATCGGGGCACTCAAGGCAATCGGCATCGCCC